TCGGACACGGACTACCACCTCGCAAATTCGCTCGGCCCGTGCAGCACCCCGCCGGGGGCCACCTGGCCGCGCATGATCAAACGGAAATTCGCCCGGATCCGCTCCAAGCTCGTCTTTTCCTGGTGCCGCCAGAACGGGTCTATAACCGGGCGCGGGGGTATCTTAAAGCGGGTCGTGCTTTTCCGCAGCATGAGCGGGTTGCCGAGCCGACGGCTTTTCCAGCGTCGATTCTCGCGCCGGGCGGATCCGCGGGCCGCGAAATACTCGCGCATCGCCGGCGTCACCGGCCGGGTGAATCCCTCCTGCTGGCGCTTGGCGGCGGTCCGCGCCCATGCGGCCGAGCGCCGCGTGAAGCCGACCCGCATCGTCCCCAGCGCGGCGTCAACATCGTAGGTGACGGCGGAGGCGATCCGCAGAAGCGGCAGGTGCTGCCGGATCCCGCCCTTGCGGTTGATCGTGCGGGCGATAATCGATAGCTCCGGCAGGTGGACGCCCGGCGCAGGCTTCCCCGCCCGGATCGCCTGCATGAGCGTCGCCCGCAGGCTGAACCCCTCGGTCCGGATCGCGTTTTTAAGCGCCCGCGGGCTGTCGCCCTCCCAGGCGCCGATCCGCCGCCGAATGTTGTCGTAGCCCACGATCTGCGCGTTGATCTCGACCATCACTCACCCGGTTTTTTCATTGCGCGCGCAAGCTCGAACGCTTCGAGCGCCTGGATCTTAGCGAGCGTACAGACCGACAGCTCTATCCCAAGAAGCCTGGCGACTACCTGCACCGCGGCATAATCCAGCCCGATCAAACCGAACCCGCCGGCGCGCCATTGCGTCATCACGGACCGCCAGAGCTCCATGGCCTCCAGGTTCTCGGCCACCAGATCCTCGGGCGGTTTTTCGTACTCGCATCCCGGGCACGGCGGCTCCTTCTTCGTTTTGCGGCACAGCTCGCAGTAATCTATTCGTTTGCGGTCTGAGATCCAGCCCCAGACCACGACAAGTTTTTTTCCTCACTCCGCGAGCCGAAAGTCTCGGCCATGATGGCGTCGAAAAGCGGCTGGGTGTCGGGCTCGAGCAGCCCGTCGATATGTTCGATGTCGCTCTCACCGAAAACGCAGTCGAACGCGTAGCACTTCGCCGCGAAGGCCTTTGACGTATCCAGGTTGAAATAATCGATCCCCTGCTCGCGCTGCGCCCGCCGGAGCTGCCCGCGCGTCATGGGCTTGACCGTGAAGACTTGCCCGCCGATGTTGACTGACCGCATTGCCGCCTCCATTTTTTGTACGTCAATTTTTGACGTACAGTTCGTTTAGTACGCCGCGTAGCTCGAAACCCCGTTCGTCAGCCGCGCGACGATCCCCGAGGCCTCACCGCCGTTCGCGTAGAACCCCTGAAAGTTCAAGTCCACCAGCAGCCCCTGGGGGCCGGGCACCGGAACGGAGTTGCGCTCGTAGTAGAGCTCCTGGATCTCCAGCTCGAAAACCGACGATGCCCCGCCGGTTATGGTCAGCTTCAGGCTGCTCTCGGTCGTCGCGATCGCTTTGTCAATCAGCGAAACGTCCTCGAACAACGTCTTGATGTTCCCGCTGACCTCGACCCCCTGCTCGGCCAGGGACCAGACGCTGCCGCTACCGCCGATCACGTAGTACGGGTCGATCGGGCAGTTGATATTGACCGAAAGCTCGGCCGCGTTCGCAAGCGAGCTGCCGCCCTCGAGGAGCGCCGCCTGGAAATTGTTCACCCGCGCCATGGTGAGCTCGGTGCCGGCGTGGAAGGTGGCAGCCTCCATCGAGTCGGATTTCCCGATAACGCCCATAGTCGCGATAAGTTCGCCGTCGCCGCCAACCGAAATTGCAAACGAGTTGACCTTGCAGCCGACGAAGCGCTGAAACTTGTCCGTTGCCAGGTCGGTGAACCCGGTTTCGAGCGTGAGCGAGCGCTGGCTGCTCGGTATTTTGAACTCATGCACATATGGCCCGGCGCCGGTCGTGGACGGCAGCCCGAAAAGCGCGATCAGCCATAGCGCCATCGCAACCGAGTCCACCGGGACCACGATTTTCCCGGAAACGGCGAGGTTCCCCTGGAACGGTTCGAGCGGGTTCCGGCTGCTCGAAAGCGTGGCCGCGCGGTTCAGCGCCCGCGTGCTCCTGACATCGAAGCTGTTGATCGGCAGTATGTAGCCGGCGGCGGCCGGCGTACCGAAAGCGACAAGCTCATAGCCGAGCTTGAAAACCGTGGTGGAGCCCTTCTGGTGTCCCATCGCTCATACCCTCCCTATAATCAGCCGAGCGGATCGCCGGCGATCGTGACGGTTGTAGTAAAATCGAAATCCAGATATCCGAAAACCTCCGGCAGCGCCCCGAGGGTGTCTGCCGAAAGGCCGTATCCCATGACGGTGTTCGCCGGCAGCGCGGCCTTGACGGCGTTGATCACGAGCTGCGCGAGGTCGAGCACGAGCTCAACCCCGGCCGGCTGCGCCACATTCGACTCTGCCCTGGTAGCAAGCGCGTCCTTGTTGACCGCGATATCGACCGAGAGCTGGTAGCGCTGCTGCCGGCGCTCCTGGTGCTTGTCTACGCCGGGTGTATGAAATATGGCGTAGGGCATGTCGTCCGTGTCCGGGAGATCGGCCGATGTGACGTCGGCGAAAACCTTGAGCGCCTTTCCGAACTGCGCGGACGCCCAGGCCCCGATCGCGGCGTTGCCGGCGACGGCGGTCGCGAACGTGTTGAAAAAGTCGTAGTTGTCCATGCCCTACTCTTTAACCGCATCCGGCATGCGCTTGCCGGAGACGATGGCGGCGGCGGTTTCGGTGGTAAGCCCGCCCGCGGCCGGGTGCTCATCTGGCGGCTTTTTGTGCTTGGCCTTGGCCGGTTTTGGCTGCTCTTGCGGCACCCTTTCGATTTCGACCGCCTTGCCGAGATGAATGAGCAGCTCGGCGTCGCGGCTTTCGAGGCCCTGGCTTGCGTCCAGGACCTCTCCGGCCATCACGACCCGGTTCATCACCACCGTATCGCGTATCACCCTGATGCGTTGGATTTTGGAACGTGCGGCCACAAGACACCTCCCGGACTGCGTTAATTGCCGCTGACCGGCATGTACTGCGGGCCGCGCTTCACGGCGAGCCCGCTGAGCGGGATACCGACGGCGTGGTTGCCGGTGAAGTCTACCTTGACCCGGGTGTAGCGCTTGGTGCCGAGGTATTTGCAGTTGAAAACTGTCGAGTCCTCGGCCGGGGCGTCGATCAGCCCGAAGCAGCCCGTGGCTGACCCGGTTACCGCGTTCAAGACCTGCTCGGCAGGTACGGCGGCATAGGTGCTGTTGTCGTCTGAGTGTTCGAGATCGAGCTCCAGCTTGACACTGCCGGAAAGCGTGTCCGCCGAATTCCCGACGTGAACCACGTGCACGATCTCGCGCCACCCTCTGCCGTCGACTCCCGTGGCCTCGATGTCGGTAGGAGTGTTGCCCGTGCACAGTTGCGGCAGTATGGTCGAGACCAGGATGTCGTCTGTGACGTTGAAGTCCTTCATGGCTTATGATCTCCTCGTTTTAGGTGGGCCGGGGCCAACCGCTCCCCGGCCCTATCGATTGAGCTTCTACCCGCTCTGTCGTTTAGTCTATGCGGTCAACGCATCCTGCATGGCGGAGAAGGAAACCGCGTTTTTGACCGCGATGTCGACGTCCTCGAGCGCGATCACCCGCACCGTGCCGGCCAGGCCGCCGGTGATGGGGTCCACCAGGATGTCGAGCGCGCCCCACTGGCCGATGACCAGGTCGACGAAGTTGCCGAAAATGATGGCGCTCGACAGGCTCTGGTTGCCCTTGGTCAGCGTGCTCGGCACCTGGTTGCTGACAGCGGCGCGGTAGCCGTTCAGGATCCCCATGCCGTCAGGACCGTTCTGCCATACCGGCAGCTCACCGTAGGTGGCATTGGTGAACGTGGTTTTGAGCTTGCCGCGCACCTTGGCGTTGGTCAGGTAGGCGAGCGCGCCGACGTCGGCGTTGTCGATGGCGACTTCGCTTTCCAGGGCAACGATGTTGGCGTAGGTCGGCGCCTTGCCGTTGGTGCCGCCGACGACTGCGCCGATCCCGACCACGTTCAGGATGCCACGGGGCTCTGGGGCGCTCCCGGAGCCGTTGATGGCCGCCCGGTCGATCTCGAGCGCAACCGTCATGGCGAGCTCGTTACGCACGTACATCTCGACGTCGATCGAGGACTGCAGCAGCAGCTTTCGGCTGATGTCGCTGTAGGCGCCGAGGGTTTTCGGGGCGAGCGCGACCTGTTTGAACGTCTGCGTGCTCTCGGTCGTGATGTTGGTGGATTCTCCCACCCAGTAGGCGGTCGATCCGGCGAGCGCGCCGGGGATGGCGATGTCACCGACCAGGCCGGAAAGAATCCGCGCGCCCAGACTTGCGATCACCATTTTGTTTCGCAAGAGCGTAATGAAGTCCGCCGAAAGCAGGTTTGTGGCGACGAGGTGTCCGCCCTGCGCGTCGGTCGTGACGTTGAGGTCGCGTCGAAGGACGTCCATCGGGACGTAGATCCCGCGCGGGGCCTTCCCGATGCGCTTCGCGACGGCGGCGGAGCACTCGCGTTCGAATGCCGCGAGCTCCGGTTTCCGGTCGGCCTGGGCGGCGATGGCGCGGACAAAGCTGTATTGCCCGGCCTCGCGGTCGGACAAGCCGATCTCGGGCGTGGTCTGAACCGGTTTGACGTGCCCGATCTTTTCCAGCACCTGCATGCGGAACTCCTCGATGCTCGCTCCCTTGTTGACCGCCTCGGCGGCGAAATCGCGCAGGTTGAACTTTTCGCCGTACGCCGTGATCTCACGGATGCGGTTCTGCTCGGCCATGCGGGCTTTCTCGGTGATGTCTTTGATTTTGGCGGCCTCGACGGCCGGATCCGGCGAAACGACCGGCTGAACGATTTGATCAGGCATGGTGCCCTCCTGTGATTTGTATTCGATCACAAGTGCGTGATCGCGTTTGTTGTTGTCCACGGCCTTGGCCTTTGGGTCGGCCGGGATGGAAACCATCGAAACTTCGAGCGGCTCCCAGTCCATTATCCGGTAGATCTCTTTTCCCTCTTTTTCCTCGACCAGAACCGCGCGGTGCACGATGTAGCCCACCGATACACTCTTGCGAATGCCGTCGAGCACGTCCTGGAAGATCTCCTCGGCACGCGCGCTCTTGCCGAAACGCGCAAGCGCCCTACCGGTTAGGTCGCTTCCGATCCAGATTTTTTCCAGGACGCCCACATGATCGCCCGGATTGTGCCCGACCAACAGCGGCCCGGCTTCCTTCACCCTGTCGAGACGCACGCTTCCGGCCTGGTGGTCGAGTATTTCCGTCCCCCACCAGCGGTCGTATGGCGCCTCGGTTGAAAATATCAGCTCGACAGTGCGCTTTTCGGGATCGGCCGCGGCGCGGTCGATCACCACCTGGCGGTACTGCAGCGGCTCAATTTGTTTTATTTTCGTCTGCTTCTGCTGTGGCATCCGGTTTCTCCTTTGCGGCGGCCGCTGATCCGGAGACGTTCAGCTTGCGGCGGGCGGCCTCCTCTGTTTCGTTCTGCAGTTCGTCGTAAACGTCCTCGAGGTCGAGCCCGAGGTTTCCGGCGATCCGCGTGCGCGAGTTGACCCCGAGGTTAACCTCTTTTTCGGAGGCCGAAATATCCTTGTCCGGGTCGATCCAGCTCCAGCGCTTGGACTGCCAGACCGGCGCGTTCCAGCGGTCGAGATCGCGCATGGGCAGCGCGAGCTTTCCCGATGCGATCGCAAGCGGCAGCCAGGCCTCGAAAACCGGCTGCACCAGGTGCTCGACCATGAAGCCCTGCAAGAGCATGTAGAAGTTGCGCTCCTCGAGCAGCCCCTGGCGCCCGGAGGAGTAGGATGTCTCGGTCAGGTCGTTCGCGAGCGAGATGTAGGAAATGTTCAGCCCCGAGCTGATTCCCTTCAGGGCCGACTTGCAGAAATCTCCGAAGGCCTGGTTGGGGTGCGTGGGGTCGAACGGCTTGAACTCGTAGCCCTGGGGCAACTCTTGAAACTTCCCCGGGGAAACCTCGTCTATCAGGTTGCCCGTCGAGTCCTTGTCGTCGTAGGGGTACCCCCCCTCGCTGTTTTTCGTGAAAAACCCCATTTTGGCCGCCGCCACGCGCGCCGCCACCACCTCGCTGTAGCGGTAATGCCCCAGCTGGTGCAGGTCCTTCAGCGCCGCGACGGTCCAGGGGTAGCCGCGGGTCTGCTCGGCCCGCTCGGATGCAAACACGTGCAGGATTTCATCCGCGGACACGCGCTGGCGCTTCTGCGCCGGCTGCAGCGGGTATTCGTTGCGCCCCGGGTGATTCGTTAAAATGTGGTAGGCGACCGGCCCCTTCCACTCGTCCAGTTCAACCCCCATCACGATCCCGCGCACCATGTCGGTGTAGTCGTGGTCAAGGTATTCCGGGTCGAGCAACTGTAGCGCGAAGGAGAAGCCGTTTTTAGGAAAGCCCGAAACGATCCGGGTCAAAATCTCGCCGTCTCGTGCAAGCCCCTTGACGCCAAGCTCGAGCACGTCCCGCATGGAGAGCCGGCGCGACACCGTGCAATTCTGCGGGCGGCACCAAGCCGCCCAGGCCGCCTCGATCTTACGGTTGGCGTCGACGTCGAGCTTGCCCCTGACGTTCTTGACCTTGCTTTGCAGCCGGATCCCCTGGGGGCCGATCACGTTGGCGGCGAGGAGCGAAAGAA